ATTGCAACACGTTCTGGTCTTTCAGTGGTCGCTACTGCGGATCACAAGTTTTTTACCGGATGTAAGTACGTTCCGTTGTCCGCGCTGACAGTTGGGGATACGGTACTTATTCATAACAATACACTTTATCGAAAGGCAGAGGCGGAAGAAGCAGTCGCGCGGAAATACCGGAAAGACTTGTACGTGCGCAATCACGGAAACGCACCAGTGAAGGTAATTGCGGGGAGGTACGTTTATTACCGCGTCCCGTGCGCGCGTGCTGTTGTAGAAGCACACATGAACGGGATGTCGCTGTCCGCGTACATTGACGTTCTGAACTCTGGCGACATTACATCTCTGAAGTTTTTGTCTCAGGACTTAGACGTGCATCACAAGGACGAAGATTGGACGAATGATTCTTTCAGCAATTTAGCGGTACTGACGCCATCAGAACACGCACGGCTGCACGCACTAGAACGGCATAATAATTTACGGTTCGCTGCGGTCCCTGACCAGGTGGTGCGGATAGACCCCGCCGGGAAGCGACATGTGTATGACGTGCGGATGGAATCTCCGTTTAACAACTTCGTTGCGGACGGTTTTGTCGTGCATAATTCGGGCAAGTCAGCGCATATGCACCTGTGCATTAAGGGCGTGCAGTCGGTGGGCGGTTTGGCGATTCTCAATGACTACGAATTGGCACTTGATCCGGAAAAGATGGATCAGCTGCAGATAGACCCGAAGCGACTGGTGTACAACGTACCGGAAACGATCGAGCAAGGCCTGGACGTGTGGCGGTTCTACGTGGAACTGTTTGAGAAGAAACCGCCGAAGTTCCCCGTGTTATTCGGGTGGGATTCAATAGCGCAGTCTGTTGCGCGGGCTGAACTGGAAGAAGAAACGGCTGACGACGCACACGTCGGAGTACAGGCCCGCGCAATGGGACGTGTGTTCCGGGCGTTCATGCGGAGAATAGCGAAGAATCGCATCCACATGATGTTCGTGAATCAGGAGCGGGACAAGATCGGCGGATTTTCCAAGGGGGGTTTCAAGCCGTTAGACACGCCGGGTGGAAGGGCTGCGAAGTACGCGGCCAGTCTGCGCGTGCGTACGACGCGCGTAGCGACGTTGAAGGAGGGTACGCGGGCGGTAGGGTATCTGATTCAGAATACGACGCAGAAGGCTAAGCTTGTGCCGCCGCATCAGCGCGCCAGATGGGTGCTGGACTTCCGGCTTGGCCCCTCTCCCGAACTGACGATGTTCCAGACGCTTCTGGACGCGAAGCGGATCAAGTCAGCCGGAGGCGGTGATTACGTTGCGAAGGGAATCGTGCCGAAGTCGTTTACCCGGCTTGAATGGGTTGACCTGCTCCGCGGGCATGCCGATTGGCGGGCGGTTGCGGCGCAAGCGGCTGTGCGGGCTACGGTGGATCAGGTGAGCATCTTCAACGCGCCCCCCGACGAACCGGAATTTGAAGATTCCGAAGCGGCCGGAAGTGACGCGGAAGAATAGGGTTATGGTTGAAATAGTGTGCGCTGCATGATTTTGCACGTATATTTTCGTTGACACAGTGTCAAAGCGTGCTAGACTTGTGGACGTGTGAGGGGGAATGAGAAGAAAAAGAGTTTCAAGATCACCTGCGTGGCGTGAGTTGGAACGAAGGTTCAGTAGAAAGGAACCAGCATATGACAGACGTACTGGAAGCTGCGGCACCTGTGGAAGCGCCCGCGAAGAAGGCGGTCGTGAAGAAGGCGGTCGCGAAGGTGGTGGAGAATCTGATGGTCAACTTCTCCGCGACCGGCGGCAAGAAGGACAACGCACGCTTTGCGGAAGTGGACGCGAAGAAAGTGCACGTTCTGAAGGGGTTCAATCCCCGCAAGAAGTTCGACAATATCGACGGGCTGGCCGGTCTTATCAAGGCGAACGGACTGGCGAACGCGCCGACCGTGCGCCCGGACCCGGAGAAGGAAGGGCACTACTGGATCGTTGCCGGCGAACGGCGATACCGGGCGGTCAACCAACTCGGTTGGGAAAAGATCCCGGTCACGATCCGTGATGACCTGGCCGGACCGGACAACGATCTGAAGGCGCTGGCGCTGGCCGGAGCAGAAAATGACGGCGAAGGCCGGCAGGAATTAACCCCTTTGGAACGGGGTGCACTCTACCAGAGCTTCGCCGATCAGGGTTGGTCGGTGAAGAAGATTGCCGCGAATTTGACGGCACACGACAGGGACGTGCGGCGCTGCATCGACCTGCACAATGCGCCGGAGGCGATTCAGAAGAAGGTCGAGAAGGGCGAACTCGGGTTCGTTGCCGCATTGGAGATGGCGGCATTGGACGAAGATACGCAGAAGAAAGTCTTCGACCACTTCAAGAAGACCGGCGCGGAAATTTCCGCAGCCGCCATCAAGCAGGTCGCCAAGAGCGGTGCTGTGGAAGCCGGCGAAGAACCGGCTAAGGGCAAGAAGAAGGGCAAGGGCAAGGGCGGTGCGTCCAGTCCTGCCGGGTTGGTCGCCTGGAAAGGCGGCAAGGCCAAGAGCTTGCAACTTTCCGAGATGTGCTACTTGTATGTCAACGCCATCGACGCGGAAGTCGGCAGCACGAACTATCACGAAGTTCGGGGCGTGATCGGGTGTCTGTTCTGGGAACGCGGTGATATCGCATACCCGAAGATGCCGCCGCTGGACCCGGCTGAGGCGTTGGACCCGGCGAACGCCAAAAAGGAACTCAAGCGTTTGCAGGCGATGATCGAAGCTGAAGCACTCAAGCACACGCCTGATGATGGCGACGATGCTGCGGCCGGCAAAGACCCGGAAGATCCGGATGCAGCGGCGTTCGACGACAGTGGCGATGACGACTAACGGGCACGTGCAGTACACGCGTGCGAAATAACTGCAAGTGTACGACGGACAAGCGCAGCGGAAAAACAAACCGGTCGTGTGTGTTGCAACCGCGACCGGTTTGCGTTGCAGGCGTCCTTATAGGTGGGAGGGTCGAAAAGCCCGCAAGTGAAAGACCACCCGCAGTTCCCGTTTTGACAGTGTGTCAACGCTCAAAGGACACTATGCGACAAATGTGTATTACCGGTAAGCGTGAAAAGGCGGTGTTGACTGAAGAAGACGTACGAGAAATCCGGCGGTTGACGAAGACAGACCGGAAGAACTGGCCGCAGCGGAGGCTGGCGATGGCGTATGGCGTGAGTCGAAGCTGTATCAGTATGGTTATTCAAGGGCGGATTTGGAAGCACGTGTCGTGACACAGTGTCAAAGAAAGCATCCGATGAAGCAGTGTACGAAGCTGAAACCGCCGCGACCGGCGTTCACAATGAAGAATCCGAACGCGGAATTGTATTTGGGGGACGCGACGGAAATCATGCCGCAGTTGTCAAATTCCGGTCTGTTCCGGTCGGTAGATTTGATCTTTGCGGACCCTCCATTTAATCAAAATGACGACTACGGCGACGAATTCACGGACAAGATGTCGCCGGAAGCGTATCGTGGGTGGACGCGAACGTGGATACGGGAAGCGGCATTGTTGCTACGACTTGGCGGCTCAATGTTCGTTCATGTCCCGGATCATATCGTGTCCTGTTGTTACGAAACGATGCGCGGCTGCGGACTGACCGCGATCAATTGGATCATTCTGCATCAGGAGTTCGGGCAGTACGGCGAGGGCCGGTTCATCAAGTCGAAACAGCACCTTCTGTACTTTGTCCGACCCGGAGGCGAGCGGACTTGGAACGTGAAGGAAGTGCTGGAACCGTCATTGCGGTTGAAGACGGGCGATCCGAGAACGGCGACTGCGAAGTTCAAGGGGATGCGTCCAATGCTGGACTGCTGGATGGGGCCGAACTTGGGTCGCGTTCAAGGCAACAACGCGGAGCGATGGAAGAATCACCCGAACCAACTGCCCGAAATGTACCTTGCTCGGATCATTCGCTGCGCAAGCAATCCGGGCGACCTGGTGTTCGACCCATTTCACGGGACCGGCACGACTACCGTAGTTGCGCGGGCGCTGGGCCGGCGGGCCAAGGCGTGTGAACTGAGCAAGTCGCTTGCAACATCAAGCTGGAATCGCGTGAAGAAGGGCGCTGTCCGGGATGTTGCGGGAATTCTATACAACGGAGGCGTGTGATGGGCACTGCGCAGGAATGGATCGACGCTACGATTGCCGGTAAGGTGCCGTGGAAAATCACGGGTGAAGTCGGCGTGTTTCGCGCGACGTACGGAATGCAACTGTTGGTCTTGAAGAAGTGCGAAAGCGGCTGTTATGAACTGTGGGGCGGCACGGCAACTGAAGACGAAAGACTGTGGTGTCGGGAAACTGAGGAGAACAATAACCTGTCGAAAGCATACTGTGCGATCTACTGTGCGATCATGTCTGAGTTGAATGCCGTGAATCACCCGCCGCACTACCAAGCGGCGAACGACCCCACGGGAACGTACGAAGCGATCAAGGTGATCGAAGCGTGCGAACTCAATTTTCATTTAGGCAACGTGGTGAAGTACATCCTGCGTGCCGGGAAGAAGGACGACGCGCTGAAAGACTTGCGGAAAGCTGCGTGGTATCTGCAACGGGAAATCGAACGTCGTGAGAAAAGCGTTGACACTGTGTCAGGGGAAGGCTGATTTGTGCCTGACGACGACGGTCGTCAACTGCAATGGCAACAGGAAGCGCTGTGATGTCTTTTATATCATGCGACCCGGTCCGTGGGGAAACCCGTTTGTGATAGGTTGTGACGGGACGCGGGAAGAAGTGATTGCGAAGCATCGGGCGTGGTTGCTGTCGCAACCGGAGTTAGTTGAACGTGCGAGAAAGGAATTGAAAGGAAAAACGCTGGCGTGTTGCTGCAAGCCGCTGGCGTGTCACGGCGACGTACTTGCAGAGATTGCGAATGAACCAATGGCTAATCCGATACTCATTGATGGCAACAACCTGGCAATGCGCTCTATCATGCTTGCCGCAACAGATGATCTGAAGGCCGGCGAAACCTTTACGGGGGGTATTTGGGGTACGCTCAGCCAACTGTCGAGCATCCTGACTAATCCGTTGCTGAATGCGGCGGAAATCTTCGCGTTCTGGGACGCCGGAATTCCGGAGTTTCGGAAGAAGCTGATTCCGGAATACAAGGCGGAACGGAAGGAAAAGCAGTCCAAGCTGACGCCGGAACAGAAAGAGAAGGCGTACGGGCAATTGATGCCGATCCGGAAGATGCTGGGGCTGCTGGGGGTTGTGTGTGTGTCCTACAAAAACCGGGAAGCGGATGACGGCGTGGCGGCTGCTTCGCAGTTGCTGGTTCAGGCCGGGCGGTCACCGATCATTGTCAGTAGCGACAAGGATCTGTATCAGTGTGTCCAGTGGGGTGCCGCGCAGTGGGATATTAACAAGCGCGTGCTGGTCAGTGAAGACAACTTTACGGACGCGACGGATGGCGTGGAATTGGAGCGGTGGCTGCTGTACCGGACGCTGGTTGGGGATACGTCGGACGGTATTAAGGGTGCACCGGGTTGCGGCCCGGACCGGGCGAAACAGGCGATAGCGCTTCTGGAAGACACGGACCCGTTAGGGAGCGTTCCTGGCTTGGCGTCCAAGCTGGCGGACAAATGGCCGGGAGAGTGCGGAGAGATATCCGCTAAAGCGCCGAAGTGGGCGCAGGGCATATGGAAGGATGCGGACCGGTTGGGATGCGAGATGGCGGGTATTGACTTGGAAGCGTCTTTCGGCGATCCGGCCGTGCTTGCGCCCGTGCTTACCAGACGACCGCTGGTGCAGCCGTGGGCGTTCCTGCGGTTCTGCCGGGGGTTGAACTTTAAGAGCGTCCTGAGCGATCCTGACCGCTTTATCGGCCCATTTAAGAAGGCGGCAGACCGGAGGTTCATGTGAATGTCAAAGAACGCGTTTTTCTTCGCCGGCTGTCCGTGGCGATGACTGCATTGACCGATTTGGTTCCGATGAATAATGCTGATATCTACCGGATTAGCCTGATGTGCCGCACATCGGGGGTCGTTGGTAAACGCGCGGCAAGTGCGCTCGCGTGCGCTTCTGATGATGCGCTTGGTGGGATTGATAGTGCGTTGGATGACTTGGCGGAAATTGAGAAATGTATTCAGCAGGCCAAGATGGCAGTCCGGCAACGCGACCCGGCAACGTGAGT